ACAAGAATAGCTGTATGCCCATCTAGATCACTATCAACAGCCGTGCGCAAACTAGAGAAGAACGTAATCATTTCATCATTATCATTTTCATTTGCTGTATTAAAATTGGCCAAAGGATCCATAACAAGAATATCACACCCGCCGTTCTCAGGGGGGAATACCCGCTTAATATCAGCAACTATGCCTAATATGTGCTCAGGGGTTAACCTTTCACGGTCCGGCGGCGTAATATATAGGCGCTCACTAATTTGAAGCGCATCATTGCGCGTGAATCCATAATCTTGCAACCGTTCACGCAGATAACTTTCTTGTAGCTCAGCTTGTAAAAAGTAAATATTTAAAGGGCGCTGTATTTTAAAATCCATAAAATCAAGGCCCATACAGGCGTGAAAGCATAAATTGATAAGGAAGTCAGATTTACCCACCTTCGGGGCGCCAGTAAGAAGCGTTATTCCTGCGGGTATGACAATACGGGGCCCGATAAGGTCCTCTTGCGGGTCCGGCACAATATCATAAAAATCAAGAACAGACTTTGCAAAAGTTGGTATGTTAATTTTTTCCCGTAACTTTGCGCCCTGTAATAGGGACTTAATCACATCACCGCTACAATCCGCCGCATCATGTTTAGGCGGCAGAGTTGAGCAATCTACAATCTTAATAGGGCAGTCAAACTCTTGCAGAACCTTAATAACATTATCACTGAATGCCATTCCAGCCGTATCATTATCGGGCCATACTATTATTTTCTTGCCGGACAAGGGGCTCCAGTTGGTTTTTGCGCTTGCCTTTGATCCCCCAGCGCAAGTAGTTGCAACATACCCTAAATCAATTAGGTGCTGGGCTGTCTTCTCCCCCTCGACAACGATCACATAATCAGACAAGCTAATATTGTCTAGATTATATAATGGCCTGCTTTCTTTTGGCATGCTGGGGATTTGCCTAAATTCTTTGCGAGGCTTAAGATCATCTCCCAATGACGGGAATCCATCAGAATCCACCATATCATATCTAATTACATCAAACCCACGATACGACCATCTATCAACCTCTTTTCTTGATAGGTGTTTTTTATCATAGCCACCTTTAGATAATCCACTTATCCCCAAATAATCCCCGATCTCTTTAAGGGTGTCTGATTTATTTATTCCCTTAACCTCCCCCCAAAGTTCAATTAAATCACCTTTACCATCATTTGAGAAATCGGCCCATATTCCAGTATTTGAACCAGATACACATACTTTTAAACTTGAACCATGAGAGCCATTAACATCACCGCAAACCCATTCATTACCTTCTTTGCGGCCAGTTGGCAAAAGGTGCTGGGCTATACTTAAAGCTTGATTATTTAGCGCGTTCTTAATGGTTATAATGTCCATTTTTAACTAATCCTTGGTTGAATATTGTTATTATTTGTATTTTTGTGTTTGACATCGTTAGCATGAATTGATATAAAGGAATTGTCAAGAGACGAAATAAATAAATATTTCTTCTCAACCAACCAAAGATAAAAGGAAATATTATGAGCAACTACACAGAGCTGGACGATTTAATTATCAGTTTTAAAGATGCTAAGGAAGCTGAAAACTTAGCTAAACAAGAGCGGATAACCATTGAAGAAAGTATTTACACCCTAACAAAAGGCGATTTCAAAAAGACAGAAGGCACCAATAATATCAGCGGCGAAGTGGAGAAGATGTCTGTCACCGTGGGTTTTTATTTGAAGTTTGACCAAACAGAACTGGATCTTTTATACAAAACAGGAACAGAAGTTGAAAAGTCAATATTTCCATTTAAACAAGAGTGGAAGTGTGATGTTAAGATGTTGAAAAATATTCAACAAACTTCACCCGAGCTATATAAAAAGATTCAAACAGCAATGACGGTGACGCCGAAAAAGCCATCATTTAAAGTAAAGTAAGGAAGTAAAATGATAGATTTAAGTAAGATTAAGAAAGAAAAACAGATGAAGCCACCGCGTATCGTTTTGTACGGCACACCTAAGGTCGGTAAATCAACCTTTGCATCCGAGGCCCCTAGCCCAGTATTTATTGATATTGAAAAGGGCGCAGATGCCCTTGAGGTTTCTCGTGTGACAATATCTGTATACGATGATGTTATACAGGCCATCGGAGCTCTGGTAAAGCAGGATCACGAGTTTAAGACAGTTGTTATTGATTCGGTTGATTGGTTAGAAAAGCTTATCCATCAAAAAATTTGCAAAGACTATAAAGCGTCATCTATTATGGATAAAGATATTAAGGATCTAGCTTATGGTCGAGGTTATGTTTTGGCCGCTAATATGATGGCCGTTATATTAGGTGGATTAACCAAGTTACGTGATGACAAGAATATGATAGTTATTATGATTGGCCATGAGCATATCAAGCGCTATGATGACCCTATAACGGATGGATACGACCGTTATAAACTTAGTATGCACGACAAGACGGCGGCTCTTATTCAGGAGTGGTCAGACTGCTTGCTTTTTGCAAAAGAAAAGACATATCTAAAAACAGATGATTCTGGAATCAAAGACAAGAAGAAGGGGGTTTCTGGTGGTAGGGTAATTTACACACAAGAAACGCCTGCATATGTGGCTGGTAACCGTTACGGGTTACCTGCCGAAATACCGCTATCATGGAATAAGTTCATGGCAGCCCTAACCGAAGTAATGAAATAGAAAGATTAAGATTATGAATGATTTAACAAACCTAGAATCCATGTGGGACGATGTTGACGCAGAGACAGAGGCAGTATCAGGATTTGAACCAATCCCAGAAGGTGAATATATTGCCATTATCAAAGAAAGCAAAACAAATACGTCTGCCGCAGGTGAGCAATACGAAAGTTTAACTGTAGAAATAGTGGATGGCCCATATTCAAACCGCATGGTTTGGGATTCCCTGTCTCTGTCATCCGCTAAAGAAAAGTGGGTTAAGATTAGCCAATCTAAGATTAAGCAAATCGCTAATGCTATTAATGGTGGCGCTGCGCCCAAATCTTACGAAGAGCTTCTAAATAAACCTCTGTCTATTTCTTTGATCGTTCAAAAAGGCAAGGGCGAATACTCTGATGGAAATTCGATTGTAGCCTACCATCAAAAAGATGGTGAAGTTACTAAAGGCGCACCTAAAGCGGCTAAAGGTACCGATAGCATAGAAGATGCAGAAATCTTCCCAACATCATCGGATAAAAATCCTTGGGAATAAAAATACCTTTGGTTGGGTAACCTAGGAGCCACATGCTTAAGTTGTGGGGCTGGCGTGCTAACGCTCATTTTTTTAAAGGACAAGATTTATTATGGAAGAATTATCAGTAAAAGAAGCAATACATGGCAGTCTATTCACGTTCAAGTACATCTCATTTAGGTTCAGTGTGCCGAAATCAACATTGTATGGTTGGAACGACACAAGAATAGTGCCAAGAAAAGAGAATCAAAAATCCTACAACAATATATTGGATCTATGTATGAAGAACCCACGTATCCCTTACCACCCGTCATTCGGGTACGCCACGGAAGAGCAAATTAAAGAACTTGAAAGTCTGGGGGTCGGCGAAAAGAAAAACCGCCTACTTAGAGACATAGAAAAACAAGTTAAGTCCAAGGGGAAGAAATCTTAAGATGGATATACGAGATAAGATCTTTAAATCATACGAATTAGACAGCAAGCAAGAAAATAGGCCCCATTTAGGGGGGTCAGCTATTGGGGACTCCTGCGAACGTAAGCTTTGGTATTCGTTTAGACACGTAAGTAAGCCTGTATTCGAAGGACGTATACTTAGGCTGTTCGAAACAGGGCACCTACAAGAGGCGCGCGTTGTAAGTGATTTAAAGTCTGCGGGATTCCAAGTGAAAGATACTGACAGCCAAGGCAATCAATTTCGTGCTGAATACTTTGGGGGGCACTTCGCAGGGTCTTGCGATGGATTTATTAGAGGTATAGATGGCGATGAAACGTACCTACTCGAGATAAAGACGCATAACGAAAAGAGTTTCAAGCAACTTGAGTCAAAAGGCGTGCTTTCAAGCAAGCCCATTCATTACGCCCAGTGCCAAGTTTATATGGCGGCATTTGACCTAAAGAACGCGCTATATATTGCTGTTAATAAAAATAATGATGATCTCTATACTGAGGTTATTAAATACAGCACAGCATCCGCCAATAGACTTTTAGAGAAAGCTAAGCGTATAATTTTTTCAGACGTGCCCCCTTTCGGTATAAGTGACAATGAATCATGGTTTGAATGTAAGTTTTGTGACTTTAAGGATATTTGCCACAAAGGTGAGCCGTATGATGCGGGCTGGAGATCAAGTCAACCAAAGGAAGATGGGACATGGACATAAGAGACATAAGAATGAACAGAATTAAATTAACTCAAACGAATGGCAGGCCCTTCTTTTTTAATCCAGCATATCTAGACAGCGCCACCCAGACAAAGGACGGCATAACTCGAATATTAATAACCTACCCATATAAGGGTGTTGGCGGCAAGTGGACGGCATCGTCTTTTGTTAAAGAGGATTTAAATAAAGTTCATAACATGATCGAAAAACTAAAAGACTACACAATGCCGGCGAGGAACAGTAATGGGAATTGATGAATCATTAGATGCTTTGAATGATGCGTATCACTTTGTCCAACATGTTTATTTAGTGGAGAATAATATAGGAAAAAGCAGCCCGATGCCTGTGTTGGGCGCGGAAATGCAGAAAAATATGGTGAAAGCTTTATCTAAAGCGCACAACCTCATTAACACATACCCCGTACGTAGGGCATGTAATTCATGTATACAATTTACAGATGGTGGTATTTGCAATATTGCAGGGAAGGCGCCTCCAGAAAAGATTAAACCTATAGGGTGTCCACAGTGGGCTAATAAATTTGAAGTACCCTTCTAATTTAATTGAAACAAATAACAACGTATGGTAACATATTTAAATGGATGACAAATTACTAACAACGAAACAAGTCGCGGAACGCTTAACTATATCAGAGGTAACTTTGAGGCAGTGGAGAATGCAGGACGTCGGCCCTAAATACATAAGATTAGGACATGGCAAAATGCCACCTATTCGTTATCGTTTATCTGATTTAGTCGATTTTGAGAAAAAAGGCGAGAGCTAAGTGGCTGACGGTGATAACGAATTATGTGAAGATGATCATCCAACAATCACGCAGGAATTAGAAGTGATTCTAATTGAGCTATGCTCATATATGGGAAGGTTTCTTCCATCATGATGTTTACCCTACCTATACCGGTTAGTTTAAATAAGCTATACGCCAACAATAACACTAAGGGGCAAAGAGGCCGACACAAAGTGAAGAGTGGCAAAAAATGGGATGTGGACGCCGCACGCATGATCCCACACCAGTTTAAGCAAATAGCTACTCGAAAGAGCCACACCAAAGACACCCGCTACCAAGCTCATTACACATACCATTTTGCCGACAAAAAATTGCGTGATATTGCAAATTATGAAAAGGCCATTTCAGACATCTTAACTAAAATGGGCGTTATCCGTGAGGACTCTCAGATAGATAGAATGTTCTTAGAGCGCGGGAACCCATCTAAAGATATGCCACACGTTCATATTCATATATCTATATTAGATTAAATATTTGTAATTAATTGTTGCAATATGTTTTTATTGTGATATTGTCTAATTATTAAACAACCAAAAGGAATATGAATATGTACAATACATTATTTACAATAGTTATAAGCGCCTTGTCTACTGTGGCGATAATCTCATTAGTTATTATGATATTTTCTTTGGGCGGGAAAAGCCAATGTGAAGATATTAATAAAACAGAATGTGAGCTAGTGACATTTTGGCAGCCGTTCGATTTATAAATTTTAGCAACAGACTAACCTTGGGCTGGCATTTGTCAGCCTCTTTTTTTGAAAGATTACAATGAAAACTTATCTATTTATAGACACGGAAACCACCGGATTTAAAAAGAGCGGGAATCTAATTCAAGAAGGGCAAGGTAGAGTGTGTCAACTAGCCTTGATACTTGCCAAACAAAATGGCCAAGTTTTATTTGAATTTTCGACACTTATTAAACCTAATAATTGGAACTTGAACGGAAAGACTGAAAATTATTTTGGCCTGCCTTATGCTGATTGTGAGGAATATGGAATGACGCAAAGCAGAGTAATGAGTATGTACTTCCAAATAGCATACGGCGTTGATTCTATAGTCGCTCATAATTCAAAGTTTGATAAAGGAATGATGGACGTTGAGGGCGCGTATTTTGAAGGGGATGAAACTTCATACAAAGCATTGACTATGGATAAAAAATGGCACTGCACCATGCTAGAAAACACTCACATTTCTGCAAACGGGAAGTGGCCAAAGCTAGACGCAACACTGCAGCATTTCTGTAACAGATCCCTAGGCGATGAGGCGCATGAAGCTATGGCCGACACGCGGGCATGTAAGGATATATTTTTCGCGTCACGAGGAGTTAAGTTGTAATGACAAATATTGAAGAGGTTTCAAAGCTATTAAACGATACAATGGATAGGGCCGAGCTCATGGAGGTTGGCGTCGTGTCTATTGGGTACAGACGCAATAAGAAATTTTATGACGTTACCATTACAGAAAGGTTGAGTAATGAAAGTAAAGAATCCTAAGTTTGTTATCAAAACAGCTAGGGATGGTCAAAGCTACTTTATTCTTACAGCTAAGAATGGTCAGGTGATTGCCAAATCAGCAATGTATAAAGCTCTGCGTTCCTGCAAGAGCGGCATTGAGTCAGTTAAGTTAAATGCTCCTAGTGAGTTTCTTTCTAAGTCAGACGAGGCAGCGTTGCGCCACGATAATAAATCTTGGTCTTATAAGTTTTGGGTATACCCCACGGCGGACCAGCTAGAGTCAGACCAAAAAGAGGTTTTATTTAGGAAGAAAGCCGCGTCACAAGCGGGCGCACAATCAGCAGGCCAAGTATTTACCTTGAACGCGTGGAACTTTGTTTATGTTGAATACGACCAAGTCGCAGGCACCATTAGCGCCAGCCTAAACAACACCACACCTGAAACATACCATACAGGTGTAACCATATTCGGGGGTACAGCAGACTTTGTACTGGGATAGCAGAAATTGAAGAGGTTTAGTATGGATAAACAGGCAAGAAAAGATAATAGAGTCCGCTTAACATTGATGGCTTTGTCATTTCGTAAACACCAAAGAGCACAAGATAGAGTGTCTGGTTATTTTAGATTAAAGATGTGGAATGCTCGAGTTAATAACCTTAAAGGCAAGGGTAAATGAAAATATTTGATGAGGTCGTTATGTCGGAAGATGTGACCGTCAGCAAAAACCAAGGGCTCTTATTCAAACATAACGTGAGTTATAAGCATAACGGCACCGAGTACTTCTTTGATATATGGGCTGGCAATAAAGAGGATGCATTGAAGCGCGTGGAATCACTTAAAGATACCATTGAATACCATTCAATTTGTAAGAATGAGGTTTCGGCATAAAATATCGTGCACTTTTACGCGATTTTGCGCGATTTATCTAAAAGAGACCTCACTCATGTAAGGGCCAAGTATAGAGGGTCAGTCCGTAGGCATTACTTGAAGCTATATTTAGATTTTATTAATCTTTTCCACTCATGATCTGGGGCGTCTGGCTTTACGTCCAATATAAGAGGCTTTACAGTGCTTATAGTATTTTTCGCGATATGTTCACGTATCTTTCCTTTACCCCATCCCTTGATAACGCGGTCTCCAAAATAGAAGGTGACTATAATGCTAAGTAGCCCCCACATCTCCAAAGGTATTAGTGCAAGATTTCCAGCACCTGTTGCAAACTTTTCAGGATCTTGCCAACAAAGACCAAAAAGGTAAATAATACCAAATGCGAAAGTTGGTCGTGGCAGGCGATTAAGACCATCAATCAAACTATCAAATAAGTTTTGGTTATTCCCAAACTCTTTAGAAAACTGCGCATGTATAGAGCTATTAGTCGCAGCATTTTGCTCATCCCTTTTAAGCTTAGAGCCAAAGACGGACTCCCAAAGATTCCCTATACCTGAAAATAGTGCTAATGGATTCATCCTGAAAAACTCCTTGGTAATTGAAAGTGAGGGTAATCTTTAAAGCTTCGCCAGTGGCCGCCCCACTCTATAGAGATTCCCATCTCCATCGCCGCACGAAACATTAGAGACCCCATCATATTGAATCGTGTAATATTATCCCAGTTAACAGGGTATGGCGCCAAATCAATAGCATGGCCATATCCGGTTGATCTTTGAACCCTATGTAGGCTTTTTAATGTTTGTGACGCACCCTTAGCTACCAGTTTTTGCTGATCCTTTAAGGTGCGCAACCCACCATAGGGCACTACAGTTAAATCAAGAACACCATATGACAAAGCCCTTTCAGAGCATTCAATCATGAGAGGGTGGACACCTTCCATTCTCTCTACTGAGGTTTCGCCAAACTTATATGACATTATTTGTCAGCCTTCTTATCAAGGTTATCATCAAGGTTATTAATCTTGCGTTCTATCCTAGTTAAAATCTTTTCAATACTTTTCATCTGTATAGAACCTATTTACTGCAGAGCTCCAAGCTCAAGCTTAGCGGCCTCTTCAACACGATCTATCTGACCATCTAAGTGCATGAATCTGGTTTCTACACTCGAAGCCCACCATATTCCAGTTACTGCTAGGCATCCTAAAGTTAAGATTTGACCTATTGTTACCTCTTTTTTCAGATGCCATCCATTCATTACAGATTCCTTTGATGTTTTTTTCCTTATGCATTGATTCATAATGCACCAATAAGTTCACAAGCCGCAACGGAAATATTAATATACACACCAATTCCTAGAAGGAAAGAAAGGCCCTCAGAGTACATATGAGGGTTTTTCAACCTCCCCTTAGCATGGCTGCCAATCTCATAACCTAAAGCGAAAAGAATTCCACCAAATCCACCCAAAGGAAGCGTTATAACAGTGCCCTTCACAAAGGCAGAAATCCAAGAGTAGCCTTCTTCTCCTATTTCCCATCCACCAATCTTGCTAGCCAGCCAATCAACTATAGGTTTTTGCGTAAAGTCTCTATCAGGGTACCTATTAGGTCCAGTTTCCCATTTTAAAAATGACCATGTCGCAGATTGGATCCCAGCATAAGAAACGAGCCAAGATAAAATAAAAGCTGTCAAACCCCACGATGAACCGTAAATATCAAGACCTAAAATCCCATAACAATAAACGGAAGCACAGGAAATAATTATAGCAGTTAATATTTCTGGAAGTTGACGTAAACTAATACGTCCCCAATTCTGCCACCGAGAAGACCATGGGAAAGATGCGCCAGATTCCGCACCCAAGAAGAACATAACCAAAAGAAGGGCTACTTCTGCCATATCTCAATTACTCCGGAGGTTATGTTCCCGCTATCAAAGGCTATTTGCCCACCACCCATACCTGTTGAGGTAACGCTTGCATTCTTACAAACAAGTGTTCCAAAGATAGCATTGGATGTTCCTGAAGTTTGTGTAGTTGATGAGTTATACAAACAAGACTTCTCTAAAGCGGACTGAGGTTGTGCGAATACAAGGTTGCCATTGTATCCCGCTTGCGCAGCGCCTAAACCAACACCTAACCCCCCAGTTAAGATAAATCCTGTACTCGTACCTGTTGAGTCGGTAGTGCCGGAACGCAACAATGAGCGCTCGTAAGTGCTATCTGTTTGCAATGTCCCAGCGGCGTTTTTTACTTGTAAAATAGGAATTGCGTTACCTACGCTTGGCTTGATATTCTTAAATACAATCTCAACTTCCCCTGTATAGGATACGTCAATATTAAAGCTCTGAGTGGCAACAGGACTACCTATTGTAATGGTTTGAGTATTAACTGCACCCTCTTGCGGTATAGCCGCGATCAAAGCGTCAACCTCAGTTTGGGAATAGGTATTAGATACGGCGCGGACTTGAGTCCCTGTCAAAGCCTGAGGAACGCCCGTTCCGGCACCATTTGCGCGGCCGATTATAGTGGAGGCGCCTAAATTGGCTAATTTAGCTAAAGTTACAGACCCATCAGCTATATCTGCAGACTGAACAACGTTCAACCACTCTCCAGTAGCAAAGTCACCTACAAGTACATTCGTCGTGAATTGATCGGTAAGAGGTATTGATCCAACTCCATTAATTGTATCAGATCCACCAGCATTAATCGTAACCGCTGATGCGCCTGCGTTATCTTTTGTGAAGGCAAATTTCATATCTTCTGCATAAACTGATAGCTCAGATAGGTTTATAACAATAGCGCCTGAACTTGTATCGCACTTAAATAAATATCCCTCTTGAGCCAATACAGGGACATAAGGGCTATCAGCTGATGTTAAAGATATAACCTCAGAGTACAATCCTTCAGCAGCTGAACTGGCTGCCGCTGCCGCTGATGCGGCTGCTTGAGATGCTGATGTTGCGGCCGCCGCCGCCTCATCTGGCGCATCTTGAATGGCTACAATATTTGTGGCCGCCGTATTCACATCGGCTATATTGGTTGCAACTATATTAACATTCCCGATGTTATCAGCAACAATATTAATATTAACAATATTATCAGCGACAACCTGAGCGTTTCCTTCAAGGTCAGATAATGTTGCAGATGTATTTCTTAAATTGCCAGTAGACCCATCCCAAACAAGGCCAAATCCATCGGTAGGAATAGGCAGCGAAGGGTTCGACACAGATGACCCAACTTGGAATTTAAAGGATCTATCAATCTCATCTTGTTGATCTTGGTCAATCGCAGTTAATTTATCTAATGAATTTTCGATAACCTCCCCTTGGAATCCTTTAGATGTTCTGTAAGGATCAATCTGGTCAACCTCAACGACACGCGCGATAACAACAAAGTTAGATGATGTTGGGGCCTCCCCGAATGTAACGATAAAGCCAGAGCTATCAAAGGTAACTGTGTATTCATCTAAAGCTCCACCCTGATTAACAAGGGTTTGAACGCCGGTAGATACACTTTCTAAGTATACACGCAGATAAGATTCGGCCAAAACCTGCCAAGTCCCCGTAAACTGTGTTGTGCTACCGTTACCAAGTTGTTTTACCGGTTCATAATTATCTGAAATTGCCATTTTTAAAATCTCCTAAAAAATATTAGCATAGTTTTTAATCTGTTAACAGCTTGGTTTTTTTACTTCCACCACGATTGCCGCTTGTTTTTTTACCAGAGCCTCCGCCGAACCAAAAATAATAAAGCTCCCCACCGATTGGTATAGATCGAATTGCTTTAGATGTCTCTGCCGTTAATTCACCTTTGCTAGCTTTCTTGTAGTCCTTAAAGACATTGGTGAAAAATTTAAATGGAGGCAAGAATATACTGGCACCAACCTCAATAGGCCCCTCTTTAGCAAGCATACCAAGCTGGTACCTGCTAAATCCAAATGCTTTTAACGCATTATCAAACAAGTAACTATCAGGCTCATCAATCTCATCGCCGCCCAATGCGCTACGCAACAAGTCCTTCATATAATCAGCGCTAGCGCCCATAACTATCCAGTAACTACCAAGACGAACAAAATTACCCAAAGCTTTCGCTGCTAATTTAGCGTCATTTGTTTTTCTTGCTGTATTTAATTGGCTAAAAACCTCTCTTCTATAAATATCTAATTGACGTACAGTAAATGTTTTAAGCATATATAAAAGTTTCAAATTCCCAGACCTTAAATAATATTCTGGCATTTCTGACTTGGCCAATGGCTGCATATCTAAAAGAAGATTAAACATTAAAAACTTTACATCATCTGTCATGTTCCCATTAATTAAATCTTGGCGAACTTGATTGGCACCACCTTCAAACATCGTATCTAAGGTTGCCATAAATTTGGCGTCACCTTTTTTTGCTAGATCTTGATTCTTTTTAATTCCAGAATTAACTAAAGTCAATTTACCAACTCTATCCATTTTATTAAGGCCAGTTAATTTAAATACCTTATTAACCCCCTTACTTGTCATAGATGAGCTTCTGAACTCTTCATAAATGTTATCTATACCTAACTGGTCTAAAGAAACACTACCTTTATTTAGAGCAGCTGATGGAAGCGCGTTAATAGTGTTGATGATCCCAGCGTTGTACATTGATGTAGCTATATCTCCAAACTGAGTAATAGCACTAAGCGTTGACCCCATAGTGTCAATGTATGACAAGTCTCTATAAGCCGCCATTCCTCGGCCCATAGTATTCTCGTTAAATCTAGCGCCTAATATTTGCTTTAACTGGGTGGATTGAGATGTTGAAATCTCCCCTCTATCAGAAAGCTTATTAACAAAAGACCCGATACTTTCCTCTACATTGTTAGCGCCCTCAAGTGTCATAACACCCTTCCCAAACAATTTGTTTGTCTCAATAGCATCATTGACGGTTACCACGTACGCAAGCAGCGCCTGATCAGATGTTTCATAGAACTGATTGATTTCAGCATTAACAGTTTGGATAGTTCTTTCTTTAAAAACGCCCTTCTTAGACAAAGATATACCGCCCACTTTAAATCCACGAAGCAAGTTATTGATAACCGTTGTTCTTTCAAGGTCAGTCAGGTCACGCTTTAATGTTTTGGCGCGTGAATCAATAGCTTCCTGAAACACATTCCAATACCCGTTACCCTTAAAGTAATCGATTAAACCTTCTAAATCTTTAACCTTACGAGGGAAAAAGTCAGACTTAAACCTCACATCAACGCCAGCTTTTTTGGCTCGAGAAAATAGATCATTTAACAAGTCACGGACAGCCTCTACCGCTTCGCGCATATTGTTACTATCTGAGATCTCATTAACAACGTCCGTTTTGTTATTTTTAAAAGCAAAATCCAAGGCGAGACGCGTATCATCATCTAATGTCTGTAGCTTCTGTAGGAATGGCTGAATTATCTGGTTATCTTTTATTGTATTTGTTTTGACCCTAAATTCATACCGCCGAATCTTAATAAACAATCCTTTATCGATATTCTTAATTCGAGTTGATATCGGGGTTAATAATTTCTCAATCCCAAGACCGAAATCCTTACCAAAATTACGCACAGACTTAGGTAGAAAGGATCCCGACAAGAGCCCCGCTGAATCCACCTTGAGGATCTCTAAATCTTTCTTAAAGTTTTCATCTATACTTTTAATCTCTTCAAGTTTCGCTATATCAGTTTTTTGACGAGAAGAAAAATCCCCAAGCTGTTTTTCAGACCTTATAATTTTAGAAATTTCTTCAACCGAAGAGTTTCTATTTATACCACGCCTTTCAAACTCACCAACATTGACTTCATTTTGGATTAGATCGCCTATCTCTTTTAAGTCGACGCCCGTATAGACCTTGTCTCCAGACACATCAGACGCTATAGCATCGAATAATTCAGTGTCACTAATATCATCATAGTTTTGCTTATCAGGAAAGAACCCTTCATCAAAAACACGCCGACGAACTTCATCAATATTATCCACCCCAGTCTCTTTCGATTTGCGAACAAGGCCAACTTTGGATTTTGCATTAATATCTCTAGCTATCAATTCACCGCTAGAATCAACGATACCACCAGTTTGCCGAACAAACTCGCTTAATGTTGTTGGTGTGTATCCTAAAGTCTTCTTGAAAGAGGCAGGCTTAGATAGATTGTAATCTGGGAGCTGTGATAGCTCTTGCTTGATAAATTCAGCTTCAGAGACAATGCCAGCCTGCACCTCATTTTCTATCTCAATAATATTATTTTCACTAATGGCAGATATGATGTCTCTCTCAGCAGAACTTATCTCTGAATCAAAATTCTCTACTTCTGATGGCGTCGGAACCCCAGACACAGTAACAGCGTCAACTTTACGAGTTACCTCTTTGATTTTTTCTGTAACAACTTGCGCTGTTTTCTTTGTTGTCCCAACAGATGCACCAATTGCTGTTTGCCCGACTGATTGACCAAGGCTTGAAACAGATTCTAAAATAACATCCTTAAAGTCAACCTTACCAAAAGCTGCGAATTGACCTGCGGCCTCTCCTGCGCCCTCACCGACAGACTGAACAGCCACATCAGCTACGGCGGCGGCGGCTTTTTTAATTCTGTTAGCCTGCGCAGATCTACGCGCTATCTTTAAAAAGCCTCCAGCAAATGTCTGAAAAAACGAATCAACTGCGGCTGTGGCTATAGCTTTTTTTTGCGCCTTTATTTTTATATCAGCCATTAATTCTTTATTAGAAAAAGCCTCTAATAGCTGCTCTGAGTCAGAGGGATCAACGCCAGCATCAACCAGAAGTTGATCAACTTGGGACCCAAACTCAACCGCGAATGTTCCAGCAAAGGACCCAGCAACAGCGCCAGCTTTACCAAGGACTGCGGAGCCTACTCCGGTCGCTATAAGAGGAACAGCAGAGTTAGGAGTTTGCGTTAATACTACACGACCTAAAGCTTTCTTATTATCCAAAAAAAAACCGGAAGTCTGAAAGAACCCCTTAGACTTTCCAAAATCAGTAAAAAATTTATCCATATATTCTGGCTGTCTTTTGTGCGCGCTAGCTAAGGCCTTACTTCTCTTTGATGCAAAATTAGCAGTAGATTCATCCCCAAGCAAACCATAAGCATTCGCGCCAAAAGCCAAAAATGCACCTTGCTTCTCAAACATTGCACCAATTTCCTCAAATAAGCCCGCTGGGGCATCATCAAAGGTACTGTCGCCCTGAACGTCAGAGAAAAATTCAGAAGATCCTGCAGGAGCGGTGAATGTTTCACCTGTCTTTGAATCCAGTATAGTCTCATCTGCGCCGTCATTAGATGACAATGGAGCATACAAAGGCTTGCTGTATGATTGCGTTTCCCATGGCTTGCCAGAAGCCGATGAGTCATAATTTACTTCCCAAGGTTTAACCATAATTAAAGCTCTTTCCAATTACTTTGATCATTATGGTCACCACCCTGAAACTTATACCTCTTCCCGCTAGATTCATCCAAAACAACACTACCCACAGAAACGGAAGGTTGTGCGGGTGTGACGATTCCATTGACATCATCTCTGCCAAATAACTTCTGATTAAATGTTCTTTTCGCCGTATCCAAAGCCTTCGTATATATCTTCTGCTCCTTAGCATGACCAAGATCACTTAACTTATGTAATGGGACATCGTTTTCTATAGCCTGCTTATTTAACTCCTGTAAGTAAGTGCCGTAAATTAGATTGGAGTTTTTATAATAGTTAAACTGAGCCTCCGGCTTTAAGTTACCGACATTATCTTCATTAACGTTTGAGACCCTTCTAACCTCAGCCTTAACGCTATCTATACCAAGATTTTCCTTAAAAGGATTAAAGTCACCAACTTCAAATTTATCAGCCATTCTTATTTGCTCATCAATTACAGGGGCAAGTAATTGATTTAAAAAACCAAACCCTTCATTTTTAGATAGAACACCCTTACTCATTGCTGAATAAACACCGTCTTGCAGAAGTTTAATATCAGCATTTGTCATGGTTTTTGCGCCAATTACATCAGACAAAAATGCATTAAATTGATTTTTACCTTGGGCCTTTTCCTCAGCAGACAGAGCCCTTTTAGTATTAGCGTACCCATTCACTTCTTCATAGAAAGAGCGAGCTTGAGGCGAAGTGTTAAACTTACTAAAGTTAGCCTGAAGATCTGAATAGCTCATGCTTCCTATTTTTGAAATTAAAGAATTTGTTCCAGCCAATTCGCTAGCATCTGATTTCTGCTTTCTTGACCTGTCAAACCGCTTTACGCGCGCCTCTACGCTGCGTTTAAATTTAAACAACTGCTCTTTGTCGCGGAATCCTTCTGTGACTATATCGGTGTCGAGAATACTTAGTGCCTTATGAGGGTTGGTTTCAGCAACACCTGATATGAACGACTTAAGGTAATCCTCCTCGTACGTTTCCATCAATCCCTCTGATGTTTCAGATCCGAGGTTTTTCGCAGAAAATTGCTCTAAAGCCTCAAGAGATGTTCCAAAATTTACAAATGCCTCAATTTCACTTTCATCCGATAAGCCAAACTTTTGGCCGTCATTACTAGCCTGCGTAAAATTATTCTTCATCGTATCATTGACGCTATTAATTGTATTTACACGAGCTTGCTTTATACCCCATGCCTGTTGAGTTGCGTTATTTCTATTAGATATTTTTCTAGTCTGGTCCTGCCACTGCCTATTGTAAAAGGGGGAAATACCTTCGCCATAACTGTCATATATATCTTGACGCTTTTGCTCATATTCAGAGATGCCCTCCTTATTTAAGGGATCCCCCTGAAAATCAATACGGTACTGGTTTTCAAGTTTAGCCAAATCAAGCTGTGCCTGAGATAAACTTTGCGCAATCTTAGCCTCTTGCCCTTGGCTTATAACGGACTGAGCAATATCAGCCGTGGCATTAAGGGCTTGGTTCTTATTCTCGACTACTTGCTGCGTTACCTGTCTGAACTGAGTACTTGTTACGTCTCTACGCATTAGTTAAAACCTCCAAAGCTATTATTGGTTCCAAAAACAGAGCTTTGAGATCCACCAAATCCAGAAACATCTAAACCAGATCCTGCTGTACTTAAATTTCCACCACCAGAGAAGAACGAACCAGCTCCACCGGCTCCACTAGTAGCGGGAGCCCCGCCGAATCCGCCAGCAGCGCCAATGGCCGCACCAGCAATTTGCGTGATTGCCTGAGTGCGAGCTTGCGATAGAATATTTTTAGATTGCTTATTCGCATTGCTTGTTATCTGGTTAATATCAGAAATACCAACATCAAATGTATTTTGGATAACAGACATAGGGGTCCCGTCAAGAGTTAGACCAGAATTGAGGAATGAAGATTGCTGAGTCGCTGCGTTTAAACGAACTCTTCTTGCTCTGTCCTCGGCTTGTAAATTTCCTTGGGCCACCACAGCCTCCGCCTGATCTTCTGCAGCGCTAATGCCAGAATGAGCTTGAAACAAACCTAAACCCAAACTAAGAAATGATAATGTTTCTACTCCCATCTCAATACCCACTTATTAAAGCCTTTTACTTGATCTAAAAGACTATCCCTTTGCTGTTTAAAACCTAAAAATTTATGCCATCTATTTAACATATCACAATCAACACTATAAGTAATGCAACTGATTGCACCAAGCCTGACACTAGCACTATCTATAAACAGCTTCAATGCCCTCACATGCTTCATACTAATACTTTCAGGCATTAATAAAAAGGAAGCATACTGCCGTGGCGAATATTGCTTCCATAATATAATGCATTTTATTTCGCCATCATCATCTAGGCTGTGTTTTATAAAGCTGTCATCAAAGAAAACATCAATTATATCACCTATAGATGAATGTTCGTTAGTTTTTATATCTAAATGATCCCCTAATTTAAAAGGTCTTATCATCGCGTGCTCGAGTAATTAGCGTCCAAAAAGACACTTGTTATATTAAATGGCAAAGGCTCATCCTGCACCACATAGAAAAATTTATCTATTTCATTATCATCTGCATAGTCAATAAACTCTGTACCATCCACCGGAAGGGGCGGTAAGTAGTTAATATCATTCTGTGACAACTTCTGATATGGCTGCATTCTATAAAGTGTTGATCCAAACTTACCACCCGCAGATGCCACCGTTCTTAAGCTTGTCTTTGTGATGGCTTTCATTGTTACTTGAGTGTTTTCAGCCTGAATAGAAAAACCCAATGGGAATGATTTAATAATACCTTTATATGTGTAGCCTACAACACACGATAATACTTGCTGGTTAAATTCTAAAGTATCTCCAGTGATGGCAAAATTATCCAAAAAACCACCATCAGTAACTACGCCAATGGTATTACCAATATATTGCGACAGCCCAGATATAGATTTAAACGATAAGTACCAATTACTGTAAGTATTTTGAGTTGGGGGCTGCAGAACAGATACATCCACCGTATTTACATCAACAAAACCTGTAATCTCAAATCTGCCACTTTCATAGCCGGTATCTGTCTTGTAAGATATATGTTTACCAACATCCCCAGAAAGGAAAATACCATCCGTGTCTACGATTGTGGATGCTCCTGCATCGTATGTTATTAGGTTTCCTTCTTGTAAATTATTAAGACGCAAAGAGTTATCTAAGTAAACGCACTCTGACAACTCCTCCGCAACCTTTCTATTATAAGCTTCGTCGTCCGCACTCTCGTTATCGGTAAAGAAATCAACACGCTCAGAAATCTTTATATGCTCTGCCATGCGTTCAATAAAATAATCAGAACCACGAGACACCAAAGCAAAAAACTTTGGGTTTCCCTCATTGTCAGAAATAACAGCTATATCCCTTACGTCACCTTGCGTTTTTTGAGTATGCCATCCAATAATACGCTCTTCTTCTTTAAAGTTTAAAGTCAACCATCGGCCATCACCACGCACAGAGTAAATAAGATCATTTCTATCTTTCTTATCACGAATTTTACCTAAATCTGATTCCGTTATATCATATGAGATAAAGTTTGCGTCTTGCGCCTTAAAGCTTTCTGTCAAAAGATCGTAGCTAAAATAATATACATTTCTGCTATTTTTACCTTCGTAAAATATAAGGCCATCCTTAGTCAGTGGAAGTTTATCATTTGACCCATCTGTAGCAGTCAAATCTGCCTCAATCGTTCCGGCCGTGATTGGTGTGTTTACACCTCCGCCATTAACCGCGACCAACCCCTCAGCGCAGCCAAGTATTAGCGAATTTTCACCGCCAAATATCCATTCAATAGGTTGGGTTATTTCAGCAATCGTAAACTTTAAAGGTGATATATCCGTGACAGACGCTGGTATAACGAAATTATTAAAATCCCCAGCTTCGGAACCCCAGCTTGTGGTTGTTTCTGCCGGTGTATTGGCAAAATATAGCCGTCCCTTGTAAAAGCGTGCAGTTTTAGGCCAATTAGGGGCTGTAAAAGGAGGCGTTCCATTAAATACATGATCAGCTATCGTGAATGTATCGGCAGCTGTACGCGTTAAATCTTGAGGGGGATGATCATTGTGCGTAATAACTGTAACGTCACCATTTTGCGTAAACTGCAATTCGCGAGATTCAGCCAGAGTGTACGGCGTAGTGACCTCTAGGGGTGTACCGCCATTTAAAACAAAACCAAACACACCAGATGCATCATAGGTCAAAAATCTCACAGTTGTTTCGTAAAATAACATTAAGTAATTTTGATCATTTCTAAATAAAAACTCTTGGAATACACAGTCCCTAAAGGCGCCAATAGTATCCTCAAGTCCAGATCTATATATGGCGTTACCCTTAAAGTTTGTATAGAAATTCTCCATAACATCCGCGCCAGAACGGTATACAGGAAGGTCAAAACGACCCATCATATCATGATCTATCTTACCTCGAGCAAAGTTATTGTAAGCCGTTACTACTTTTACCATCTAAATAAAGCTACCTTTTATTTGGGACTTGAGGAAAACTTGAAATTCTAGCCTCTTTGAAGCGAGACCTACTGATGCGAATAGGTTTATTTTCCTGAGCATTAACACCGGACAAGGCAGCCATCTTCATCGGTATTTTCGCTTCTATAGATTCGGCCTTACGAACATCTTGAGTAACTGGCAATGCAATTAATGAAGCTAGGTACCAAGAAAAACCAACCTTAAACTCAGTAGACATTCTAGATACATCCTTTACATTTCTAATAAACCGCAAAGGCATACCACCCTCGTAAAGGATATTTGTGTAAATTTTATTATCTTCAACTGTATAGTTGTTCCGCTTATCCTCAACCGCGCCAATACCTAAAACCTTAAGGCAGTCTGACGGGTATTCATAAGCGTAACCAAACGGATAAGGGGGCGTAATTGCCAACTGCGCAACATCCCGTCTACCCATTGAAAAATTCGGTATTGTCATTTTTAGAAATGTTTCTCTAGCTATATCATACCAAAGAGAGCAAATAATTTCTATATCTGTGGTTGGGGTATCAATATTTAATACAGATCCATAGTTTCCAAGGTGGCTAACCGCCATATTGCATAAGCTTGACTTACCATTAATCGTCATAAAGTATCCCCTTAAAAATAAGTAGAGACGGGGGCAAGCCCCCGAAACCACGAAAGGTATCTTCGTACCTTAGTTAGTTGTCGCGCAATCGATATCGATGGCAAGAGCAACTGTGGCAGTAGCTGTATTAGCGCTATTAAGCGTCAATACAAGATACACACCCCCGAAAGGCTCATCATCAACACCAAGCCCAAGCAGCTCACCAATGTTTTTGCTTTGATCTAGTCCGGCATTTTTACCAGAAAGCATATTGCTCCCAGTGTAAACCGTAGCTAGAGTCACGCCATCCCAAAGGATATCAGCATCAAGCGCTTGCAATAAACCTTTCTCGTCTTTGTAGAAAAAACCAAGATCAGAGTTAGTTGCACCGGTAAGAGCCGGCACGTTAGTTGCATTAGGGCGGATTGCACTAATACGATCCGCTAAACTCAAAGCAGAAACAAGAGTAATCTTGTCGCCAGCCGCTGAGTTAGCGCCTGTAAAGTCTGCTGAAAACTCAACAGTTTTTGTCATTTTACCCGTCTTAAACCGTGGATTTTTAGGTTCCGAAGTCGCTAGGGCATTTAATTTATCAGCCATCTTAATATTCTCCTTATTCAAATGGTTTATTTATTTTAATCCAAGATTAGATTGTTGTGTTTACAATCTGAACTAGAACACCTTCTTTGCGCATGGCGTTGATCCAGAAATCAATAGTGATATCGTAAGAGTTCACTTTTGACGCACTTTTTTCAACTTCAATACGTCCAACTTCCATCGCCATAGCGATAGACATAGGAGCAAGAACCACACAATCACGTAGTGTTGCACCTTCTGGAAGGATTGGATTAGTTACTTGGATTCCACCGTTAACAGAACCAGCGAAAAGAACAACTTGATAATTAGCAGCGCTCTTTGCCACTGCATTTTCAGCAGAAGGCATAGAAACAATGTAATCATTGTTGATGAACTTATCATCGGCCATTAGGTCACTATTTTCTTTACCTGAAGCGCAAATCGTAGAACCACTAAAGTCTTGGTAAGGAATATCGTTATTAATGAAGTTTTCTGTTATCTTCTGAACAGTAGAGTAAACAAATCCAGCTGAACCATCAATCGTCAGCACACCATCGGCGGCAGCTGTGACAGATGAAGGGGCTTGATCTGGCGCACCAACAAGTACATCGCCAACAGCGGCAGAAATCGCAATGCGATCAATAACGCGCTCTTTAGCGTTTGTAAGCTGTTTAAGGATATCCGAAGTAGGGTCCTTTAAAAGCTCGTTGATATCGTACAACGCATCGATTGTAACAGTACGTGTAAAGCGACGCTTGTTAAATTGACGGTTATCCAACGCATAGTCACCGAAAGCCTTATCAGGATTACGTGTATCAACTTCTGCAAGTTCGATACGACCAATGCGTGCCATGTTGTTTGTTTTACCCTTAGGGTTCAAAAACGTAACGGCGTTTGATGAAACTAAGCGTGACTTAGTTTGTTGAGCAAGTTCATAAAAGCTATCTTCAAAATTCAGTCTAGCACCCTGATCAATACTCGGATTAATAGTATTAGATGTCATTTTCTAATTCCCATTGTTAATATTAAATAAATGTTTATTCAAAAGGTATCCCTATAAAGGGGCTTTCTAGCATTTTCGGCTGCATAGCCATTATGGGTTGCAAGGGCGCAAGTATCCAATGATTTAAATTATGCCATTAAAGTTAACATCTTGCAAATAGAAAAAAACCAGCCCAATTAAGAGCTGGTCAAGTTTATGTACCATACTGGAGGGTATGAAATTTATTAAGCGAAAAGCATTCCGTAAAGTTTATCAAATCCAATCTTATGGTGATAAGAAATATTCTTAGTGTCTGCGATGTTTTTTAAGTCAGCCAATGTAAGGTGACTTTTAGGCGTCTCAGCTTCATTCATTGGCTTCATCTCCATATCGATCATTTCATCATTTGTAACTTTTTGAGATAAATCAACGCGGGCCTCACTGTCTTCTACAAACAAATCAGGAAGCTTTGCGAAATCAAAAGTTAAACGATCACCAACCTTAGATGAGTGTTGCGGCAAAGGGTTGTTAACATTAATATTAACACCTAAACATTTATCTGAGTAACCTAAATATGCTTGCGTTCTCATTTCACGAAGATCAACACCTGAGAGAGATTTAGGCAATGGGATTCTGCGAATATCTTTAGATGTAGCTAAATCCTGCAATTCATCATAACTCATATCTTTGATGTTTTTACCAACAAAAGAAAACTTAGTATCATCCTGCTTAATATCATCAATAAATACTTGGCGCATTGTATCAATTCGATTAGAATATACCTTATCACCATTTCTGTCTTTAAGGTTACGAATCCATTCCGTAGCATAGCGGCTACGAACATGCATTTTTGCGTGCTCGTCATCAACAAAGGGAATAAATCCCTTTACGTTTTCAAAGTCTACAATTTCGCCCGATGATGTTTTGTACGATCCAGAGATCGTTACTTCTAGTGATTTCATAATTTTATTCTTTCTGTGTTATAATTATTAGTACAATGAAGAGAGCTGCTTAGTAAGGTCCGCAATTTGAGTGTGAGAAAAAGGCTTACCTTCCAGATCTATAATCTTTTTACGGATAGCTGTTCGCTGCTCGGCAACATCTATGCCAGTATTACTGCCTTGACCACCGTCAGCTTGAGCGCCAGTCTCAGTAACCCCATGCTCTTTAAGTATATTGGAAATGCGCTCCTCATATGAAGTAACCAACGAATTAACGGTGCGATCAATAGTTGCGCGCGTGTTATTGTCAGTGTTATCAAGGAAGGCTTTATCCGCGTCTGAAACGGCATGATTTTTAAGCGCGTTCTCTACAAGTTTAATATTTTGCTCATAGTTATCACCAAAACTTTCCTTCATGATATCCATATAGCCATCTTTACTGGTGTCTATTTCAGCTTGAGCGGTTGCTAATGTTCCAATAATTTCATCAAACTTTGAAGTGATGGCATGTTGTTGGTGTGCGTTGATACCAGCCTTTAAAAATACATCATTCATAGGCCCGCTAATCTCAGGCATAGAGCCCTCGCCCCACGTGTAATCCTCAACGCCATTTTCTGGAGCTAAAGATGCATGATAAGCTTCTATCTGCTCAGTAGTCGCAGTCGCATAGTCAATAGGCGAAATGGTCTTTTTACCGACTAAAGTGGTTAGATTTTCAATCTGCTTATATGCATCTTCATGTGACTTCACTTTCCCAGCCCACGACTTATCTTTATACTCATCCGGAAGAGTGAAGCCCGACGGCGTTTCACTTTCTGTAATGCTTTCCCTCGCCTCGCCAGAACCTTGCGTGACCGGTGCCGGCTCCTGAGATTCAGTAGCTGGTGTAATTGATGCTTGGCTATCGGGCGCAGTATCCACGGGTGCGGGTGCGGTATCCGTTGCTATGTCATTCATATTTTAACTTTCTAATTTATTTTTGATTAATGGTTCGAGAAATGGCCGCACGTATTTAAGATAGACATTTCTATCATTTGCACGCAGCAACGCCTTTGCATCACCTGTATTCACAGGCTCAAATACCCCCGATACAGAGATTAAACTTTTTAAAAATAAATTACCATTAGGGGTGGACGCAACACCATTGAGGGCTTTAATATATTCCTCAAGGTTTTCTACGCCTAATTTTTTTGCTGTTTCTTCTTGGTCGCGCGCGCCAAGTATACGGCTTACAGTGCTACTAGGCCGATTACTATTCTTATTACTAGTCATTTACTCCGTTCTTTCTGCGTCCTTATTGTTTTTATTGGCCTGAGACACATCTTTTTCTATCTGCGCCCCACCTTGCCCAGCCTGTAACGCTGCCTGCTGTGCTTGTGCTTGAGCGGCTTGCTCAAGTTCTTGTTTAAAGTCTTTTTCAGACATCATAATCTGACTATTGAAATCTAAATTATCATTAATATCTTTAAGCAATTTATACCAATCAACGGCCCCAACAATTTGAGGGTAAAGACCAGCTATAGCTGTAACAGATTGAATCATTTGTAAAAGAGACTGAACCGCCTCTGTACGAGTCAATTTCTCTAATTCATTATTAAATCTTAATTCATACCATGGCCGTCCCGATGCCATAACTTCCAAAACAGCCTCAGGGATCACTCGACTAGATCTTCCTGCATTCTGTAGCTGGCTAGCTTTTTCTGGGTCGCTAGAGGGGTCAATACCAAGCTCACCAATACTTTGCAACAAACCGATAGCCCGTTTTGTAATAGGGACTAACATCTCATTTTTTTGCTGCAATAAAAACCCAGATAAAGACTTTCCACGAATAGCATACCGCTGCAAGGACTCAGTGGCTGTCATCTCTTTAGCGCTAGAAAAATCAAGAAGGCTATCAACTTTAAACGCAGTCATAACTTTCTCATTCAAATAAGGAACTAAAAAATTAAGAATAGCAGCAGGATCACCAACATCCACAATAGGAAATACAGGATTTCCACTCGCTTGAGCCAAGGCTTGATTAAATACCGTAAGCCCATCCGAGCTAGTGTCTAAAACGCTATCACCAAAGATAGCATTATTCATAACACCCAAAGGAGGGTTGGACATTTTATCAACAATCTCAATCCCCGTACCAACCATAAAGTTTACTGATCTAATTGTTGATATAAGAATGGTTCCAGATGCGCGCCCATAAGTTTCACCACGTACCTTGATGGCACGAGCCATAGCAATCGGTCGGTCGGAGAAATCTTCTTCAAAGAACGGCTTACCATTATGCTCATCATCTAAAAACCATACACCACGATAACGAGTCCCGCGCTTTCCTTTAAACTTAGGATCGTAGTCTTGGCGTGGATAAAAGCCAAATACGATTTGGAATTTAGTATTGTAGTCATTATTTTTATACGCATCACTGATCTGCTTAGGAAGCTTGGCCACTAAAGATTCATCTATAACGCCATCCTTTTGAGCAAACTCACCGACAATACGGTTAACTTTCCAATTATAAACTGCAAAAACAATTTCTGGCTGACCTGATTTACCTTCATCAATCATAGTATTATCAATACCGTAATCCTTGAACGATAGAGCGTTTTCATCAATACGCTCTTCAAATGCCTTATTTTTAAAGCAACCTATTCCAGATGTACCAAAAGAGAATTGATCATATGTATAAGGGCGCAAAGCAGTAGTAAACCCAGCATCTTGATGGTTCATATGGTACAATGATTGATCTGTTGCAAAATCATACCATTCCTGAACAACAGCCTCATCAACAAGCTCAGTCACATATCGAGACGGCACAATATCAAAAACACCCTCACCAGTACCCCACATGATACCCATCAAATAATCACCAGCCTGATTAACTGAAATGGCCGCCGTTGGGTCATCTACATAGTCATCAAGATCACGTGCATCGTCTGAATTTGATCCACGATTATAAATATAATCTGTATCAACGCTAATACCCACAAAGTGGGAAATATCTTCCCACTCAGGTTTTTTGCGTTCCCAAGTCGTCTTAAGGTCAGAATATAACTTCTGAATGTTGCTGAAGTTATCTAATGACATCTTAGTTACCTAACAGTGTATTACGTTGCTGCACACCGCCAGAGCTAAGCTCTTGGCCCGCAACCCCACCCTCTGTTTCAAATAAACTTGCACGAGATGCCTTTGACTTCTCTTTCCCAGCGACTGTAGCGACGATGCTTTTTTTCGCAACCTTAGGGGCAGCTAAGCTGCCAAAGAGAGATGAAATGATCTTACCCATAGTTATATCCTTATATTGAAATTAATATCCGTGTATTGTATCTATTTTTTACGCGCCTGTCTACGTCTGCTTGATTTACGTGTAGTCTTAGTGCTATCAGAGCCCGTAAGGTTATTTGCACTCTTTCCTAAATACTGCGTTGCGGCCCACACAGCCATCATTAAACTATCGGCATTATCAGGAGAGTACGTTAGTTCCTTCTTCATATCCACCTTAGATTGTATCATACGCACACCATTTGAACGGTATTTCATCTTGATCTTTTCAAGCTCTTTTACAACCTCCATGTCCCTATCTTTATCTATAGATAAAAACCCACTATCAAACCACTCAACAAGCTTGTAATATGCAGCGGCCCTTGTGTTGCCGTACGCCTTATCAATACCCTTATTGGATCCCCCATCAAAGGCATATATATCAATACCTACCTCAATAAGCCTATCAAACACAGGCTTACCCATACCGCCAACATCAAGAATAGCCACATCCGGCTTGAAATCACCAATGTAATTAACAATTTTTCCAACTGAAACCATTGTGTCTGGCTCATCCCAAGGCAATCTCTCGGATAGCTCCCAGTGCTGATTCGAGACCCTGTCAAGCACAGTGCCCACACACAGATCATTACCTTGTGCCGCGAAGTCAAAGGCCATTACACGCTGCCTAAATGGCACCTCCCCGAAGGGCTGCACATCAAATGCATTGTGAAGTTTATCAAAGTTAAATAAGAAGTCATCAGCTTGAGCCCTAGGCTGACCAAGCCAAATGTGATTATAATCACGCTGCGAACGCCTACGCTCTTCCTCTGCTTGTATCTTGAGAGAGAGGGGGCAGAATGGATTATCAAAGTAATTAATATGAATATGCTTAGTGCGGTCTCTACCTATACAATACTCAGGGACAGCATCTTCACGTAAAAATCTGTTCATAGAGAACAAAACCTTAGCCTTTGCTTTACGAATTGTTGGCATAATAACTTCCAACGTATGCTTGGTGATAGACTGCGCCTCATCAATCCACAAAACGTCAACGCCTTCCAAGCCTTTAACGGCAACATTGCCCTGCTCTCTAAAGCCTTTGAAGTTTATTTCGGTGCCTGTCCATCTATGTTTAATCTTAAATGCCATCACATCATAGGCTAAATCATATTGAGAGATTAAATCCTTAAGTAGAGTATATACTGACTCCTCAATATTTGTTGCAATCTCACGGCCACATACAATACGTATCTTCTTTTGCTCACCTAAGTAAAGAATAAACCTAGCAATGCTATGTGATTTGCCAGATCCGCGACCACCTTCTGCAAGCAGTATATCGTAATCGCTAAATTCAGTTACCATAGGCATAAGCTTTTGAGGCATACTTAGTATTTCGGGAAGATCCATTTTTCGCATTGAAATTTATTTTCTGGAAATTTTATCCGTTATTTTAATGTACAAAACAGTAATCTTAGATAGCAATGGGATATACCATAAGTCTTCCCAATAATACCACACCCAGCCGATTAACCTTATCACAGAATAATCCATAACCATAAGGGGAAAATCAAACTAGCGCTCATTATCTAACATTTGTGTAGCGTAACTTCTATCAGCGGCCAACCGAGATACGGTGCGCCCAGTCCAACGCTTGATAACCTTTACATCATCATGTTTAGGGTTATCTGTTGCGGAACAATAGATAAATACCGTGTTTATTTTACGATTTGGTTTTTTAAACATTAAAAGAACTTTTCCAGCGACTTAATTACAACTGTTATGATTAATGTTGATATAATAGCATACAGGGCAACAACCTTGCCCATAGTTATACGGAGGTCAATAACATCAGTGCTGAATTTCTCAACAGCCTTTTTAAGTTCCTTGATAGTCTCTAATATAAAGAGGCGCTCTTGGTCATAGTCATGTTTATTTTCCGACATTCTCAAAGTAACCTTCTAAACTAACAAGTTTTTCGTGTATGGATTTGATGTCCTCTTCAATCCTAGAAAATATAATACCACAACTTTGCGGTGCTTTCACTAAGCAAGGCTCGGTATTCTCTGTTTTTATTTCTTTCATATGGAAACACATACTAAAATACTTGCACAAAAATAAGGATTGATAGACTTATTCCGAGAGCTCTTGCTATCATTTCTGCGGGCGCTCTGTATTCATACGCAATATATTTATGGGCGGCTAACATCAAGGGCGGGACAAACAGGCCGCCAGTACCACCGATAGGGAGTGTGATTAAAGAACACTTAACGAACCAAAAAAGCAAATCATAATTAAGAGATGAACGCTCATACTTTAGTTTTCCAGCAATGCGCAAAACAAAGGGTGTGAGAAAATTATCACGGTCATCTGTAGGGGACCCCCCTCCTAAGTCTAGCGCATCTTTATGGCCAGTCCAGAACCAAGCTGCCGACCACACAAGAACAAGTATAGATGCCCAATCACCGCCAAAGACAGCGTTAAAGGCAATAGCTATTGGAATGGCGCGTAATGTATGAGTAATAACCTTGGGTATTTTACCCTCCCAAATCACACCGCCAGCAACAAGGCCCAAAAAAGCCATGTACAATATTAAAATTAAAGAGAGTAAAAAGGTCATAATCATCTGCCCATCGATCTTTCTTGAGCTTGTGTTATCTCAGATATTGCAATATCAATTAGCTCATCTTGACGTCTATCTAATTCTTGTGTGGTCAGTTTATCACACCGTACACGACCATTATCCTTTTCAATGTATTCACAACCTGAATGATGCCCTAGATACATCTGGCTCAAAATCTTGACGTTATATAGTAACTGCTTACGGGAACGCTCTGCTTTCATATTATAACCCGTATTTGTTCATTAAGTATGTTGTGATGTCTGATAATTGACTGTCATCCTTAAGAACACCAAATGCCTTAACATCCATAGGTGTTGTACCAGCCCCGTTAAGTGCGCCAACACACATATTAGATAGATCAATTAAAATATCATCAACGCTCGTATTTGTGTCTATAGTCGTTCCATTAACTATTAGATTTAACCTGTTGTCCTTAAGCTGAACCACATACAACGCATACTCTCCGTAGAACCCAGCCATTTGAGCGTAAGTTCCAGTCTCAATATCATCACTGTCATCATCTCTTGCATAGGCCGTAAACGTCTGATCACCTTGGTCATTACGCAAGAGCATCAAGTCCGTACCTGATTCATAGCCAGTAACCAACCTATTCTGGCCGGTTAACCCTGTCGTATCAGACGTCTTGGCCAGAACAAGCATAATTAGCTCTGAGGATCCCGATATAGGCGTTGTACTTATAGGCACCTTTTGAAGTTGTGTCGTATTGTTCGCAAAGGCCATAGCCCCGTCATCTGCAACAGTAAAGATTGGACGCTTAGATGTATCCGAATCAAGGCGGTTATTATCATAACTAGTAAGGTTGTGAAGCCCGATAACATCTTGGGTGGCGCCAACCGTGCTTGAGTCTGTAAACTTAACGTATCCCGCAGTAGTATGTAGATCGCTCTCATAAAATCCAACGGTTGCTGAGGTTAAAATATCACCATAATAGAATTTAGACTTTAATCCCCTTGCAGCTAATGCAAAGATAGAAGTCTCGTGACCTATTGTGTTATTGTTTGTCTGCTTCCAGTGAATCTCATCAACGATAAGCTGCTCACCAGTCAAGACATTCTTCGCGAAGTCATTATAAACTTCCGCACTTACAGCAGTGGCTACAGCCGCTTGACCCGCACGAATCTGACTCATCGCCACATCATCTGTCATATCAGCACCGCCAGCGAGCGTGGTATTAATAACGCCGGAGCCTACAATGTCCGTGTGCGTAAAGGGAAATGTAAGGTTTGTATCTGTATTCCACTGGTTGATGGTATTCTCAAAGTTAGCCTCATATTCAGCTTGATTTTGTACCGCAAGCTCAATTAATCGCCCGTCATTCTCACCAATGTTCCAAACAGCCGTTACAGATGCAGGCGTAATACCATAAGCTGCCAATCTATCATATGCCGCGTTCAATGCTGTGCGCTTAGTTACATATATGCTGTCTGTGGCATTATCTATATTCCACGAGGAGCCCTGCCCCGCCGTGTGAAGCTCACGAACACAAGTTCCATCCTCTGCGATATTAATTATAATAGGAATTCGTCCTGATTGGTCATACCAAGCAGCAGCCCAAGCCGGCCACATAGATCCATCACCGCCATCAATCTGTACATAATCAGTAGAGCTTGCGGACGGGGTGATAGTTGACTCCCACATATACCCTTGTCCCAACGGAATGGTTGGTGCAAGCAACGGCTCACCAGATTTACCACGACCATTTGATTGGCCCATAGAAACAAAGACATCATACGTAAAGGAGGATGGTAGAGGAATTAACCACTTATTGGACAAGTATGCGTTAACCCTAGATCGGGTTGCATCATCAAGGGCATCGTTCGTTACAATAATCTCCGACACTTGACAATCAAGGAAGCTATCAGCCCCCCTGTTCGTTCCAATCCTTACGTCCTGTGTCGTATCAATATCCGTATTATAATCACTTACGGAGTTTACACTCTCAACACCATTAATGAAGAGTTTGGCCGTGTTATTATCAGAATCAAGACGATACTCATAAATGTTATGGATGTTCTCTTGATTCGTTTCACCATACTGAAAGTCTGTGTGGCCCGTAGCTGCGGCTCTATATAAGAACTCTGTGTTGCTTGATGTAGCGCCCACTAATTCAAAATCATTCGTTGCATCCATCGAGAATAACCCGTCAGTAAAGGCGGACACCTCATTAACGTTAGCAACAATAAATATCGTCGTACTCACACCAGCTGTAAAGGCTGATTTTTGCAAGTATTGGGCTATGCCGTCGAAGTCAACCGTAGGCTTACCATTAAAGCCATCAATATCAAGTATAGGCTTATCATCAGCAGTCGATTGAATAAAATCATTACCAAAACCAGACTTATCAACCCACTTACTGATAGGATCGCCATTGCTGGCTTGGCCGGAAACAATACCGTTAGCGCTACCGACTGTGTTATTATCCGTTAGATCATTGTCGCTATGCGCGTCGGCTCTGGTGCCAGATACTTCGTTTAGATCCCAGAATGCCTTCATACTCGTTGATGTTATTAGTTCGCCGGAGCAAGGGACATTACTTGAATATGTTGGGTTACCGTTCAAGACGATAGTGTAATTTCCTGTGTCGTCCTGTGCATTTCCTCTAAACTTAGCGTCAAGCTGCAAACTTGCATCAGAAACAGCGACACCGTTGAATAGGTTGGCCGCTTCCGTAGCTGTCAAAGCGCGTCCATAAACAAGCACATTAGACATGAGAGCGTTCAAATACCTATCGTTAAGGTTTGGCCCCCTGCGTCCGATGTTGAGGTCTGCGCCAGATATGCCAATTACTGCGCCGGATGCAACGGTGACATCAATACCATCCTGATAGATGGTAATTTCTCCCGCGGCCTTATCTATAACAACCGTGAAGTGGTGCCACCCCGTAATACCCGGATCGTTCGTTTTGGCGTCCGTAACTGCGGCGCTTTCCGAGTAAGCAACATACAGCCCGTGGATGTTGTTTGTGAAATATATGCCTTCGGCGTTATCGAGTGATCCATCGCCGCTAGATAAAACCATAGCCCCGCTAATGTTGTCTATGTTTAGCCAAAAGGCGTATGTTGTGACGGTGTTATCTTCGTGCGGGTTAAACCCTGCAACGCTGGCGTAATCATTTGTACCATCCAACGCCAGCGAAGACCCAAAGTTCTTCGTATCCAGTGACGGGCTTTGAATAGGTAATGCTGCTGCGGTGAGGTATGTTTGCCCCGCACCTGCATTGTACAGCGCTGTGCGCTCTGCGTCTGTTATCACGCGCTTAACCAATGTAGAGCTATCTAATGCGCCGTCATAATAATCAGTTGAATCGCCGTCCGCGCCCATAACAAATGGAACAGAGTTTGACAAAGAACCCACATCGGATACAGGGCCGTCAGCCGCTATATTGTCGACTAAAACATTATCAACATAAATGCTCATCTGTTGTTGAACACGGTCTAAGGTGCAAGAAATGTGCTGCCAAGACCCCGCCGAAATCGCCCCTGCGACAAAAGCGCGTGTTGTGCCGTCAGATATTAAGAAAACAATCGCACCGCCTACTCTATAAGCAAAGTAACCCGCGTCCGCTTGTTCATTGTGGGTGCTTTTCTTGCCGATAATAGCGTCAGTCCCCACAACATCATCAGGGTTCGTCCAGAAATTGAGCGTGAAGCTCTCGGTCCCGACATCAAGGCCATCTTGGGCCGCGTCCGTGATTGATAAGCTTTCGCTGTTCGAGGCCGTAAACTGAGCAGCGCCATCAGTGATGAGGGTGTCTGCTTCGTAAGCATCCAACCAAAGACTGAGGCCAACTAGATTAATAGGAGAGAATGACCCGCCACCATCTAGAAATCCTACTATATATGGACTGATAAAGTCTCTAATATAAGGAACTACGTATGGCATTAGAGCTTTGCCCCTGTGACCTCAACCGTAGTGTCTCCGCTCGCAGCGGTTTGACTGAATCTAAAGGCTCGAGCGCCTGTAACGGTAGAGTATATAACCCCATCCTCACATACTTGCGCATCTTTCCATACAGACAAAGGTCCGCTGGTAAGCTTAACTTGCGCAATAACTGTTCCAGATCCTGCGATTGAAAATGTGAGCTGCTCATCATCACCAATAATAATTGGGTCAGTGTCAATGATTGAGGATAATACTTCTAATTTATTCATGTTTGGGAACTCCTATATCCAACAAATAGGATATGTGAAGCGGCTCAATGTGTCAATTAGAAATTTCCACCTAAGTATCCGCTCAAAAGCAACGCGAAAATAACAACCACAGTCTCTATAGCCTGTCTAATGTGTGATGATTTCATTTGCCTTCTCTCCTATGTCAAATTCAAGGGCAACAGATTCACCCGTTAAACTCTCAACAGTCACCTTACCCATCTCTGTTACGGTAAATTTATGCTCACTCACGTCTGTAAATAACTTCAAATGCTTGCCTAAAAGCTCTAAACCCTTAAGTGCTTGAGCGTATTCGCCAATAGATCGGGCCTCGACAGCAATTTCTTGTATATTACGAAGCACATAGTCGGCTGTTATATACGTGCGGTTGCTGCGTGCAGCCATTTCTTTCGCTATTCTCTCTTTAATGTATGGCTTTTTAAGCAACTGACAGGCTCGAACACGCGCAGAGCTTGCAGCATAGCCCGCAGCTACAGCCGAACGAGCTCCGTTCAGGTCAATTATGTATTCTTCGCAAAATACACGCTGTCTATCAGACTTTAAAGAATTAGCCATTATTAATGTTCCGTTCTCTCTTTAGTTAACTGAACCTCAGACACAATAACATCGCCCAAAATTCGAGAATAAAAATCCTCTACCTTAGCATTATAACTCTCAACGGTCTTTTTAACAAGCTCATTACCCTCTTTAGTGATCTCAACAACGCCGTTAATTAGCTCTTTGTAAGTATCCTTGCTAGACTTATCATAATTAATGGCAATAATATCTATATTAAATCCATCCTCACCATCCTTAACGCGAACCATTAAGCGCCCACGAGGATCCAAAAGAATAGCCTCAACAGATCCAGAGCCCTCAATTATATTTCCCTCTTCGTCTGCTCGTAAATATGTAACGAGTTTACCGATCTGTGGGTATTTTTGAGTTTCCATTTGTAATATTCTTTCTAAGTTAATCTATGTTTTCTCTAGTATAATACAAACAAATACATTACGCAAGTCCAAGTATCCAGTATCCATATAGGCTTAAAAGTTTCCTTTTCCTAAAAGACATCGACTTTGTCTTTTAGAACTTTTAGCGTGTCTTTTAGAACAACCCCTTGAAATCATTGTGGCTTTTGGGATGTGGTTTTTAGACATTTTAAATCCCCTAAAACCCTTGCAGGGGTTGACTTTGACTAAAATTCGTGCTATTAGGTCAAGGGTTGACGACCCGAGCCCCTCAAGGGGCGGTCTACCTAGACCTAGGTATCTAATGTGTGAAACATATCCTTTTTAGCGTAAAAGATACATTCTTACTAAGCGCTAAGCTCAGGCTTAACATCATCTCTGAATACATATTGGTAATGGTTAGTATGCACAATCACGTTAACTAGTGTTAGTCCCTTTAGCTTCATATCCTCAATATAAGCATCGCCAAAGGCTCTACAATCAGACTTATCGAGATCCACATGCCATAGTAAATCAGCGCTCATATTATTATCATTGGTCACTAAGTATTCAATGTTTTCTGTATCGTATAACATAATTAATCCTCTTCTTTAGGTTGGGTACATTTTAAGTATCACATATATTTGTTAACAATGGGTTAAGTAGTTATTTGTAATTAATTGTAATTAATTGTTGACAACATATTAAGGTATGGTAACCTTATCTTAACAACCAAAGGATTTAAAATGAATACACAAGATTGCAGAATAATTCGTATGACCGATGAGGAATTGCATATTGAAATTAGTAAAATGCAACAAAAAATTGATTATTTAAGCGAAACATCATTCGGGTTCGCTGGTGTAAGAATCAGGGATGATATGATTATTGAGTTATCTAGAATGAAGGTCAGCGCCTTCACCAGATCCGCTTTAATTGAAGATATATGGGTATACCGAATGGATGATGAGAAGTTTGAGGTTTGGGATCTTATTGCTGATGAGCGTGAATTTAAGACAAAAGAAGAGGCACACACAGCGGCGATTGACTTCATTAAATACAATCATGAAGAACTGTACGGTCATTATGGGTATGCGCTGATTAAACTAATGGTGACGCGCAATACTTACGGCGAGATTGTTAAACATAAAGAGCGCGCCTCTGCATATTATCAATTTAACTACAATGATTAAGGGAAGAAAAACGCACCATGAACACCAAAATAAATATAGATGATACAAACCTGCACTTTGTTAAGGTTGAAACTGTTAAAAGAAAACCTAAAAATGAGGTTATCGAAACACACTATAAAAGGTTCAGGTCTATCTATAACGCCGAACGATTTAAGTTTGATGTTAATTTTGATGAAGAAATCGGGAATGAATATAAGCGCGCAACAGTAATTAAGAGTAGACCAAAGGAAGCACTTTAAAATGACAAAGATAATCACACACAAACTACTTATATCATGGGATCCTTGTCCATATTTCTACAAGAGGTACTGCCAGCTATTTCCTAAGGGCGCGGATTTAAAGAGTGCCGTTGATGGTCTTCTGGCAGATGGTCATAGAGATTGGGCGGCATGGCTATTCCATGAATGTAGGGAAAAGAACCTATTCACCGAATATATTAAAGGATTTCGCAACGCGGGCTACGGCAATAGAGGCGCCTATAATGCTGGTCACTGCAATACAGGCGCCTTTAATACAGGTAACAATAATACAGGCGCCTTTAATACAGGTAGCAATAATACAGGTAACTGCAATACTAGTTACCGCAATACTGGTTACGGCAATGCAGGCGCCTTTAATACAGGTAACTGGAACACAGGTGATTATAATACAGGTCACTGCAACAGCATCACACCAGATACCATCCTTGTTTTTAATAAGCCTTGCAAGAGAGAAGATTGGAATAGGGCTGACAAGCCTCACTGGATGCACGCGTATCTCACTGATTGGATTTGTGAATCCGATATGTCAGACAAGGAAAAAGAGTTATACCCATCATACACCAAAGAACGTGGTTATCTGAGAGTTTATTTATCACTCAAGCATGCGTATGTTGAGGCATGGGAAGAAGCTAGCCCCGAAGATCGAGAACTAACGCGTAAGCTACCTAACTTTGATGAGAAGGTTTTTGAAGAGGTGTTTGGATTTAACCCTTGGAAGGCCACATCATGAAAATATCTAATGATAAAAAACGACTGGGAGTTAAGATAGATGAAACTATGACTGCTCCATCCCTATTAGACAAACTGCGCCTCCTTCCGCACGGAGATGCCGCTAAATTTATTCGCCGTGAAATTGACCCACATTGGGGGCTAGGTAGGGACTCAAGCGCCAGAGTTGCTCGCGTTACTTTTGAGAAAACTCAAACATGCTTAGTGGGCGTGATTGCTGAAAGCGAAAAAGAGGCCGAGGACAAGATAAGGAAATTGCCTCGAGATGACATGAGCATTCTAGATGAATACGAGGAAATCACCCAAATAGTATTTTTTTAATTAACAAACGTAAACGAAGGATATAAATAATGTTACAAGCATTTCATAACGAAAAAGAAGTTAAAGACAAGTATGTTAACCGTGTTATCGCACATCGCAAGGCTGATAATATTATACAAGGCACTGGGTGGGAAGAAGGAAAGGGCTGCGCGGTTGGCTGCACACTGGAAAGATACACCCATGAAAGTTATCCTATTGAATTGGGAATACCTGAATGGTTGGCTCATCTTGAAGATACCTTATTTGAAGGTATGGAGCAAAAGGATGCGATGGTATGGCCTGAGAATTTTCTTAAAGCTATTCCTTTAGGTGTGACCGAGGACCAGTTTGATAAAAATGTTAAGCGACCCTTTATGATATTTATACTTGAGGGGCTATTCCATAACTTTGATATTGAGGAATACCCCGAGATTGCGGCGGTGATTAAAGATGTGATTGCTTTACACAAAAGAGGTGATGTAACCAACGACGAGTGGAGAAGCGCAAGGTCAGCAGCAGCATCAGCAGCAGCATCAGCATCAGCAGCATCAGCAGCATCAGCATCAGCAGCATCGGCAGCATCGGCATCGTCATGGTCAGCATCAGCATCAGCAGCATCAGCAGCATCAGCAGTATCGATAACGGCAAGGACAGAGGCCTACAAACAATACGCGGATAAATTAATTGAACTACTCGAACAAGCGCGCGGATAAGGGGCAACAAGATGACAGCTAAAGACGTATTAGAAAAACTTAACGAAATTCCACATATACAGGGCAGATCAAGCACAAACCTAAAGCTAAGGCAAGATTTGAGAAGAGCCCTCCCCCAACAAAAAGAAAGAGAATAAATGATTGAATTTTACAACAGAATATCACCATCCGAAGTATTAATGTTCGCCCTAGCTTTGAATACGGCTATAGCTATTTACCTAGCTATAGCCCTTCATCTTATGTCTAGTTCGGTAAATGACTGGAGAAGGGCCTACAATAGGGTTTTTAAATATTGGTCTATATCTCAAGAGGAGTTTGAGTTTTTGCATAAAAACTCCCAACCAATAAACCCTAAAACAAAAAGATTTATGAGTAAGCATGAGTGGTACTTTGAGTTCTTTGCTCCCTATGCGAGTGAGTTGAGGGAGCCTCATGATGGGAAACCTAATAAATTTTAAGGAAAAGAAAAGATGACCGATAACATTAAAGAAGTTGCTAAGCTTATTAGCGATACAATGTATTAATTACAGCCGCCCCTTAATAGGGTGGTTTTTTTATGCCAACCTAGAGCTTTTGCATAACCCCAGAATCAGGCGACAGCATATGAGTTGCTTCAATTATTTCACCTTGGTTGGTTTTTGTATTGGCTGTCACTAAGTACCCTTTTGATCTATTGGGCAACTCATCCACCCTAAACGGGAAATCACTTTGAATAAAGCGTATATCTCCATTTAAGGCCAAATCATCAATGGCGCGCTCGACGGTTCGGGCCCCTAGGTTGAGTAAATGCGACTCAACAAGGTACGCAGCCATTGCATTGCGTGTCTTCATTATATTTTTAAGTGCCAAACCCTCAATATTAGATAAGATTTTATAATGCTTATCTTCTAATTTAAGTTTGTTCCTCTTTTCTTGGCGCGTCATGCCTGCATCATGTTTCGAAATTATCTCCCATTTGCCATCTCTTTTATCGACAACCCAAGGATCTATGCCGCGACCATTTCGGATCTCAAAAGCAAGCTCCCGCATGCCTTCGCGCTCGTACATAACAATCCCAGTATCATATAACCCCTGCAGAGAGCTAGCGCCACGCATAGACTGGTGCGGGTCATCTTGAACCGCCTCCTTTGTCTTTTTCCCTGTATGGTGGGATACAAGAATAG